TATTAATTGATGTAAAGAATGAAGAAGTCAGAGAGGTAGAGCATGATGATACTCGTAAAGAAATTTATAATTTTGTTGAATGTTCTACCTTTGATGTACTTAGATTAGACGGAGTGAATGGCATATATGTAGATGATGAAGGATTGTTTGTTGAAGACCAACTATTCTTTACTTATCATGGTGATAACTACAGTCATACTTTAGCAGGTAATGGTTTAATATTAGGAGTAGATAATGAAGGAAATAGTATATCTCCCACACTAACTGTAAAAGAAGTAGAAGAAGCAATAGATTTTCACCCAACAGGATTTGACACATGGCAATGAGAACAAGTAAAGGACAAGTAGCTCATGAATCTTTAACAGGTTCAAGAGGTAAAAAAACACACATAGGAAGAGGGAATGTAAGTTACTCTACTATGCCTAAGAGAAAACGACAAACCTACAAAGCATATAGAGGGCAAGGCAAATGATTGACGTATCAAATGTAACACTAGAGATTATTGAAGCTATACGAAATCAAAATGTAGTACAGTTTAAATATGGGAGTCATGACGGACTCAGAACAATAAAACCAACAGGTTTTTATGGAGACTTCTACGGCTTTGAAGGAGCAGAATCTCATGACAAAGATAGATTCAGAAGGTTTAGTTTTGACAGAATAACAGAGTGGCAGGGTACACCTGTAAACTATAAAGTCTTTGTAGAACTAGAGGTTATAGGTTATCCTACTGATAAAGAAGTAGCAGAAGAACTACATGAACTATTAGATAGTGCTGAACCTATTATGTATACACTTAAACCAGTAGCATGACAGAGTACGACATACACAAAATTTTTTCAGAGCAACAAGAAAAAGATAAAGTAACTTCTCTTTATGCAGACAATGGAGTGTTGACAGTTTACTATGGGGATGATACAATGGAAGTATGGAAACTAAATTGGCGAGGAAAACTTAAAAAAATTAAAAGGAGAAAAGATGCAACGTAAAGATTACATTTATATCGGAGCTTACATATTGTTCTTTGGATTCTTCATGACTACATTAGTAGAAGAACTCACGTATCAAGATGAACAATTTAAAAAAATTAATAAATTAAATAATGATTTATTAAAAATATCACAATATGTTGAAAGCAATTTAACAGACTTTGAATATTTAGAAAGGAATTTGTATAACAATTCGGTGAAGATAGACGAAGTTCAAAGACAATTAAAACAAACTCAAGAATCTGCTGATACATTTTATCAGATGTTTTTTGATACTCAATCACAAAGAGTTGAGAAAGAATTAGTAGAAGATAAAGTTCCAACTGAGGAAATAGTATCAGAAACTAAGGAGCAAGAGGTCGTAGAATTACCTGTCGAAGTGCCTGTCGTTAAGATAACAACTACTGCTTCTTGCCCCACCCCTAATACAAATCTTCTTCCTTACATAGAAAACATTTCTCTAAGAAAAGATTATTCTTTTACAATAACCTATGATGTAGAAGACTCTACAATTATTAACACAAGGTATGTACCCTCTGTCCCCAACAAACTAAAGAAAGGCATGGATAGTTATTTAAACTCTTTAGTTTTAAAAGGCAACATCAAGGATTGCTACATACCAATTAAAATATTAGGAAACTAAAATGCAAACATTTATTTTAACACAAACACAGTTTAATCAATGGGATAATTTTTGTTTAGACAATGGTAAAGCTATGTATGAACACGGAGATGCTTACATGAATGAATACAATGAAGAAACTAAAACATTTAGTGTGCGTGTATCTCAAACAGAACAATCAGGAATCATAAAGTTTTTAGAAAAAGTGCTTGACACTTTCTAGAAAATTGAAGTATAATAACTTCACATTAACCACTACTATATATAGGAGATAAAAATATGGCAGTAGCAACAGGGATAGCGTACTGGACGAGCGTACTAGTACCTAACGAAACTTTTGAACCAGTCTACACAGTAGACCTAGTAATTAGTGAAGAAGACGCTCAAGATTTTAGCTCACGAGGAGTTAAAGTCAAAGACTTTTCATTGAAAGATGAGAGCGGTGAACCCCAATACATAGGGAAAGCTGTGACTATCAAAAGAAAAGTGAATGCTAAGAATGGCAGAAGACCTGCTCCAAAGCTCTACAATCTAAATAAAGAGCCTATGGATACTACAGTAGGTAATGGCTCTGCAGTCAAGGTACAATACAATGAATTTGCTTGGGATTACGCAGGTAAATCAGGTGTTAGCCTAGACTTTCAAGCCATGCAAGTGCTAGACTTAGTACCTGTAAAGTCACAAGACGGAGACGAATTGAATCCGTTTGGTGACGGGGAGGAATTCTAATGACTGATGAAGATATCATGTTAGAAGAACCTAATAAACCTTTCATTACTATTGATGATGTACAAGTTTTTGTAGAGGATTTGCCTGATGAAGGTCAGCAAATCTTTGGAAGACTTCAACGACTCAATCAAAAGAAAGCTAATGTCACACTTGACTTGGAAGAGTTACAAGCAGGCATTAATTTCTTTTCAAATAGAATCGTAGCAATCTACAATGATGAAAGTGCTCCCTCAGAAACTGAACTTGACGATAGCACAGAAGAAAGTTAAGTTTATTTAAAAGTTGGCTAGGCATTACTGTGTATAGTGTCTAGCCTTTTTTATGGAACAAATATGAACAATCACAGAAGTCCTTTTTATAAAACTCACCAACCCTGTCCTGACTGTAACAGTAGCGATGCACTATGTATTAATGAAGACAGGTCAACTAAATGTTTTAGTTGTGGAAAGTTTACCCCCAAGCCAAACATAGTACCTATGAATAATAATTATAAACCTCCAATTAAACCAACGGAAACAGTACACAGTGGTACTTATGCACCCCTTACAGACAGGAGTATATCTAAAGAGACTGCTACTAAGTATGGAGTCAAGGTTGTGTATGACTCTCAGGGTGTACTAGCTCAACACAGATACCCTTACCACATAAACAACGAACAGACAGGTACAAAGATTAGATTTGTTAAAGATAAAAACTTTAAGTTTGAAGGTACGACTGCAGGGACAGGCTTGTTTGGTCAACAGCTCTTTAAAGAAGGTGGTAAATACTTGACTATAGTTGAAGGGGAATGTGATGCAATGGCAGGCTATGAATTACTAGGCAGTAAATGGGCAGTAGTTTCTATAAAAAATGGGGCTCAAAGTGCAGTTAGAGATATCAAAGAAAACATAGAATATGTAGAAAGCTTTGATAATGTAGTCATTTGTTTTGACAACGACAAGCAGGGTATAGAAGCCTCACAAAAGGTAGCAAGTATTATCAAGCCTCGTAAGGCTAAGATAGTGTCAATACCTAATGGTTACAAAGATGCCAACGACATGCTCCGTAAAAACCTGCACAAAGAATTTACTCAGGCATGGTGGGATGCAAAGGTGTATACTCCTAGTGGTATCATTAGAGTTTCAGAGAAACAAAAAGATTTTTTAGAACGAGAGAAGAAAAGCAGTGTCCCTTATCCGTGGCATGGTCTTAACAAGAAACTAATTGGCTTACGACAAGGCGAGTTACTAACCCTTACAGGTGGTACAGGTCTTGGTAAGTCTAGTGTGACTAGAGAGCTAGAGCATTGGCTTATACATCAGACCGAAGACAACGTAGGAGTCATAGCTTTAGAAGAAGATTGGAGACGTACAGTAGACGGCATCTTATCTATAGAAGCGAATGATAGGCTTTACATTGATGACATCAGGGATAAATATAAAGAGCAAGACTTAATCAAAATGTACGACAAAACATTTAGTACTGATAAAGTATTTATCCATGCTCACTTTGGTACGAATGACATAGAAGATATATTTTCTAAGCTTCGCTATCTTATTGTAGGCTGTGATTGTAAATGGGTGGTTGTAGACCACCTTCATATGCTAGTTAGTTCCATGACAGAGGGTGATGAGCGTAGGGCAATAGATAATATCATGACCAGACTTAGAAGTTTAGTTGAAGAAACAGGTGCAGGTATTATACTCGTCTCTCACCTGCGTAGAGTTCAAGGTGACAAAGGGCATGAGAACGGAGTAAGTGTAAGTCTATCTCATCTTAGAGGTTCTAATGCTATCGCTCAACTATCAGACTGTGTAATAGCTTTAGAAAGGAATCAACAATCAGAAGATGAATTAGAATCTAGGACGACAAGATTGCGTGTACTTAAATCACGTTATACAGGGGATGTAGGATTGGCAACTGCATTAGTTTACAACAAAGATACTGGTAGGCTATCCGAATATGAAGACGAAGAAATCTTGAATAGTTTTAGCTCAGATGATATAATACCATTTTAAAGGAGAAGGTATGTGGAATTAGTATTTGATATAGAGACAGATGATTTAAATGCTACAGAGATACATTGTATTGTAGCAATAGATGAGAACAACAAACAATATACCTTTGACATTATAGATGATAATATTTTAAAAGGTCTAGACTTTTTAGCAGAAGCTGATAAACTTATAGGTCATAATATTATAGGGTTTGATATACCTGTGATTAAAAAACTACATGGCATTGACTTGTGGAATCCAAGTAAAGTAGTAGATACTTTAGTATTGTCTAGGCTTTTAAATCCTGTACGAGAGAAAGGACATTCACTAAAAGTTTGGGGTTCTAAGTTAGGTGTAGCAAAAGATTTACCACCCGAAGACTTTCATATTTATACTAAAGATACTTTAAAGTATTGTATTAAAGATGTTGTTTTAAATAAACTTTTGTTTGAGTATCTTAAAAAAGAATCAGCAGGCTTTTCAAAAGAAAGTATAGACTTAGAACATCAAGTAACCTATATCTTAGAAGAACAAAAAAGTAATGGATTTAAAATAGATATAGAATTTGCTACAAATTTATTATCAG